TGTTTAATACTAAATGTTAATAAGAGTTAAGGTGTCAAGTAATTGTCAATTGACATATAATATTTTACACTTTTGTTATTTTATCAATAACAAAAGTTTACATATATTGACGTAAAGTGTCTCTTAAAAAAGTGTAAAGTGCTAGTGTCAAAAAGTGTCAATCGCATAAGATAACACCACCTTACCCCCTATAAGATAATCCTCCTCAGGTATGTTACTCCCCTCTACAACCCTTCCAGAAAAAAACTTGAAATACCCCAAATAGTATGATATAATTATTATGTAAGTGTGAACTTGCATTAGATAAATTCTAGGAAAACTAAAACAAGCCAAGTTTGTATAAGTAATATCAAATATGGTAGGACTTTATTTTAAAGGTTTGTATATTCAAATAATTCTAAAAACGTGCTATCTTTGTAGGTAGCATTAGGATAGATATATCGCAATACAAATGGTTCTTATAATGGCAAGTTAAGAACAAAAGTATCATAGCGAGTTGAAAGTTAGACCTGACTTGCCGAAACGAGTAAACAATATCTGTTCTAATGGTGCTTATAAATAAGTGCCTAAAAATATTTCTGCTATGCTATTAACGTATTTGTTAGTAGCATTGAGTAGATATATAAAAGATAATGGTAAAAGGTTTATGGTAAGAAAAAACGTACAAGTTCTTACAACCAGCAGACAATAATCAGTCAAGTTGATAGAGTGATTAACTATTAACTAACCTTTATATCTATTCAATGGTGCTAATAAATAATAAATGGTATTAATAAATATTTTAAAAAAGAGACATAGGATATAACGCACTCCTTTCAACATAGAAACGTGTATATACTGCAATATATGCACAAAGAGAAGAGAGATAAATAGGGTCTCTCTTTTTTTTACATTTTTTTGACAGTTAGATAAAAAGATGTTATTTTATAAATAAAGGAGGAGTAGAAACAATGCAAAAGCATAAATTAAGACTAATATCGTTATATAAGCATTATGGAACGTTAGGAGCATACGACGATAAAAGTGATGTATATGCAATAACAGACGACTATGTATGCGACCCTCGATATTGGAGTATATCGAAAGAAAAGAAAATAGCGTTGATGATAGAGCCTAGAAGTTTCTTACCTAAGGGGTACGAATATTTAGAGGAGCATTACGAGGAATTTAAGTACATATTTACATTCGATACAAAACTTTTAAGATTACCTAATGCTTTACCTATTATATTTGGAACGTATTGGTGTACAAGCGACGAAAAGAAGACAAAAGGAATATCTATGCTATGTTCCGAGAAAGAACTTTGCGAAGGGCATAAGAAGAGGAAAGAACTTGCAAGAATATTAAATAGGACAGGTAAAGTAGATGTAAAGGGCAATTGGAATGGGGGAGGATATGTCGAGGCTATCGAAGCATATAGAGACTATAAGTTTAATGTTGCTTTAGAAAACGACAAACAAGACTATTACTTGACAGAGAAACTTTGCAATTGTTTTGCAAATAAAGTTGTTCCTATCTATTTTGGAGCAAATAAAATAGACGAGTTTTTCGATATGGATGGGGTAATATATGTCGAGAATAGAGACGATATTCCTAAAATTATCGAGGAATTAGATATAGATAAGGAATACGAGAAGAGAAAAGATGCAATCGAGAGAAATTACGAACTTGTTAAAAAATATAGGTCTTTCGACGATTATTTTTATACAACTTACGAAAAAGAGATAAATTCTCTTTTCGAGGGGAGGTAGGAATATGCAAATACTAGCAATAGACCCTGGTAATCAGGAAAGTGCTTATGTTTTATTAGATAAGGATACATATAAGCCTTTAGAGTTTGGGAAGATACCTAACGAAGAAATGTTAGAAAAGGTTAAAAAATTAGATTACAACAATTTAGCAATCGAAATGATAGCAAGTTATGGAATGCCAGTAGGTAGAGAAGTATTCGAAACTTGTGTATGGATAGGTAGATTTATACAAAGAAGGAAGTGTCCTAATTTCGAATATGTGTATCGAAAAGAAGAAAAGATTAATTTATGTGGGTCTATGAAGGCAAAAGATAGTAATATTAGGCAAGCATTAATCGATAGATTTGGAGTAGTAGGAACTAAAAAAGAACAAGGATGGTTCTACGGTTTTAAAAGCGATATATGGGCTGCTTATGCTGTAGGCGTAACATATTTAGATAGGGAGAGAGAGAAATGAACGAAGAATTGAGAAAAGAAGTAGATAGAAGGATAGAAGATATAAAAACGTATGCAAAGGAGCATACAAAAATGCGTTATTTTAAAAATGGTAGTAGCGAAGAATATGTCGATTATTCTCCTATCGCAGTTAACGAAAGATTTTTTAAACATCTAGAAAAACCAAGCGAAGGTATATTTGTATACAATGCTATGCAATTAGAAGAACTTTACGAAGCATATCGAGAGATTGTAACTTGTTTAAACGAAGAAATAGGTATATTTCCAACAAGTTTAAGTTCTTTTTGTAAATTTATAGGTATAACAGTCGATACTCTAAGAGGATATAAAGATACACAAGATATAAATATGCGTAGAGTTATCGATACAATATACGAAGAAATAGGCGACGACAATTTATTTATCGCACAATTAGGTAAAGCAAGCGAGAAAAGTACTTTGTTTAAGTTAAAAAGTCAAAACGAAATGGAAGAAAAGAAATCTCCTAATGTTAATGTATCGATAAAAGCACTTGTTAACAATGCTAAATACGATGCTAAGTTAGAAAAATATAAGGATTTAATCGATGCAAAATAAGACAAGAGAAGAATATATTACAAAATATCTCGCTATTTTAGAAAAAAACCTAAAAATGTATAAAAAAAGAATACCTTTACAAGAAGTTGTCGAGATGTTAGAACAACTTAACGATATGCTAAACGAATTTTATCTCGAGAATACAAGTTTATGTTCGGATATTGCACGTTTAAAATACGCTCCTTTACTTAAAAATATAATGCAATTAGACCAAAAGCCTACATATAGAGGAAAATATCAATCTTTTATGCGAAATGCTTATCGTATGTCAGGGTATAATTCTCTCCATCACTATATGCTATATCGTGAATGGGATGAAAAAGATAAGTTTTATCTACCTAGATTGTCGATAATGACAGGTTATATACATTATTTACAAGAACTTGACAATCCTAAAAGTAAAGTTAACTTAGTTATCGCTAATATGCCATCAGGTTATGGTAAAACATACCCTGAGAAAATAAGCGAGGCTTGGAGTTTTGGAAGAGACCCTACAGGTACTATCCTTTCTTTATGTTCTAATGTAGATGTTGTTAGAGGTGGGTCTAGTGTTGTAAGACAAGAAATGAAAAGCGAGAAATTTGGAGATGTATTTCCTAAAATGCGTTTTTCTAAAGACGACAAAGATTATTTCTTAAAAGAAACAGACGGGAATTGGAAATTAAGAGAATGTAAACTTGTGTCAAGTTATTATGCAGATACAGTTAATTCCAATGTTGTAGGAGAACGTGCTTCAAAAAGAATACATATAGACGATTTATATGCTAATTATAAGGAAGCAATGAACCAAAACACAAACGAAGAGTATTACAACAACTTTACAACAGTATGGAAAAAGAGATTTATACAAAATGCAGTAGAAAAAGTCGTTGTAACAGGTACTTTATGGGCTAGCGACGATTTTATTGCTAGATTAATAAAAAGCGAAGAGAAAGACCATATCTTTGTAGAGGATAAATTATATCCTTTTACAAGAATAAGCGAAGATGGAAGTGTTGTTATTATTCAAGTTCCTGCATTAGATTACAATACAGGCTTATCTACTTGCCCCGAACTTAGAACAACAGAAACTATTTTAAAAGAAAAGGCTAAAATAGACGATTATTTATTCGAAACTAACTTTCAACAAAGACCAGTAGACCCAGAAGCAATGGAATTTAGTTACAATCGTCTTAGAATATATACAGAAAAGATACCTAAAGGAAACGAAGGTACTTATGCTGTAATAGATGCTACTAGAAAAAGTGGTAAAGACTTCTTCGCTATGCCTATATTTAAAAAACTTGTAATAGACGAAGAAGATGTAGATTATGCCCTTATCGATTGCTTATTTACTCGTACAGCAACAAAAGATATGTATATGGAGATTGTTAAAAAGATAGTAGAAAACCATATAATAGAACTCGTAATAGAAAGTAACGTAACAAGCGAATTAAAACAAAATATAGACGATATTTTAAAGTCAAACGGCATACATTTTTGCGAGATAAGAGAGAAATATAATACAATGCCTAAAGATACAAGAATAGAGATGGAAAAGGGTACAATAAGGCGTAAATTAGTGTTCCCAGAACGTAGTTTATTCCCTTATAAGAGCGATATGGGTAATTTTATGGATAACTTAGTTGTCTATAATTCGCAAGGAAGAAACCTAAACGACGATGCTCCAGATAGTCTTGCTATGTTTTGTAGCGAAATAATAGAAGGTAATTCCCTTCCTCAAAGAATAGGTGTATTTAGAAGACCTTTTTAGGTGTAAAATAATGTAAAATTCAAATTTGTCAAGTGTAAATTAACAATTTGTTGACAAAATTTTAAAAAAAAGTTAATATAAAATCAAGGTGTGGTGATGTATTCTTGAAAACTTATGGAAGAACGACAATTGTTGCTCCTTATACAGAGCAAGAATTATTAGATTTATACAATAAGAAAGATTTTACACAATTAGATAAAATCATTACAGACATTATACAAAGTGCAAGTGCTATACACGATAAAAATAGAAGTGAAACTCAATATTTAAAAGATTATTTGTATGGTAAACAAGACATAGACCTTAAAATTAAACATACAAGAGAAGAAATTAATAACAAGACAACAGAGAATTGGGTTTGGGCATTTGCAGACTTTAAGAAAACATATCTTTTGGGTAAACCTATACAATACGTTGAATTAGATGGCTCTAGTGCAAATCAAATATCAACATTAAATAAATATGTAAAATATGATGGTAAAAAAGCAAAAGATATGCAAATATACGAAGATATGCTAATTTGTGGTCGTGGTTTTAGATATATAGGTAAAAATAATAACTTTAAAGATGGTAAAGCCCCTTTTGAAAGCATAAATTGTAATCCAGAAGATACAGAAGTTGTTTATTCAAATAGATTAGGTAACGAACAATTGTTTGCTTATATCGAAACTCCAATGCAATATACTAAATCAGTAACAGACGATAGAGGGGAATTAGTAGAGCAAAAAGTGGATTATAGCATATTCACAGTTTATTTACGAAATGGAGTTTTAACATATTCTGATAAAGGTGGTTCTTTATTAAGAGAAGGAGAACCAGACCAACTTCTTTGGGGAGAACACGTTATCGTAGAATACTTCCTAAATAAGAAGAGAATTTCGATGGTTGAAATAGGTAAAGACCTATTCGACGATATAAACTATCTAGAAAGTTTAGATAAAGATGATATGGAGCAATTTGTTAATGCTATATTAGTGTTTACAAACGCAACAGTTAGTGAAGAAGACCTAGCAGATATTAAGAAATTAGGTGCTGTATCTATTAATTCAACAGAACAAAAGAAAGCAAGTATAGACCTATTACAAGGAAGATTAAACGCTAACGATACACAAACATATTACAATAGACTTTTAATGGCACTTCATCAAATACTTGGTGTACCAATGGCGGGAGAAAATGGAAGTGTAACATTTGGAGATACAGGTCAAGCAAAATTGACGGGGCAAGGATTTACAGATGCAGGTATAAGAGCAGAGGGAGATACTACAATGTTTGGTGTATGCGACCTTAAATCTTTAGAAGTTGTTCTTGCAATATGTAAAGATAACTCTAAAAGTGATATAAAAGATTTGAATATATCTCAAATAGATGTAAGATTTCAAAGAGATATGTCAGAAAATCTACTTGTTAAAACTCAAGCACTTATTAATTTATTCCAAGCAGATGTTCCTAGAGAATATGCAGTGCCTACAGTTAACTTATTTAGCGACCCTAATGCAGTTGTAAAAGAAATGTCAACTTTATTTGGAGAACAAATAAGTCAACAAGGTGGAAATAAAGAAGGAAATTCAAATATAAGTCAAATTAACAAAGTACAAGAACAAAATAACGAAATAACTAGAGTAAGTCAAAACGATTTACAACAAAAATAGACCTATCAAATCTTACTACTACTTCTTGTAAGTAGTAGACTAGGTATAAAAAATATAGAAGGAAAGGTTATCCCTCTATCTTACGATTACAATTATACCTAGTCTAGTGCCTACAAGGACACTAATCTACTCTAGGTTGCTAGACCCGTAAAACTAGTGTATAGAAGGAGGAGATAAAATGGAAAATATCAAAAGAGAAGATTTGGCACAAAAAGGCTACACAGAAGAACAAATAACAGACATACTTAATACATATCACAAGATGGGAGAAGAAGTTAAGAAAGCAAACGATTTGGCTTCACAAAGCAAAAATCTAGCAGATGGGCTTCAAAAACAACTTGACGATATTAATAAGGCAAATATGAGCGAGCAAGAAAAGTTGGAAGAAATGAAGAAAGAAACTATCACTAAACTTGCAGATGCCAAGAAAACTTATAATACTGCAAAGGTAAAAGAAATCCTAGCAGGTTATGAGGTTGAAGACGACATTATAAGCAAACTTATTGACGAGGATGAAACTACTTCATTAAATAACGCTAATTTATTTAAAAATAGATTAGACACTATCATTGCTAATACAACTAAAAAAACTCGTGAACAAATAACTTCTGTAGATGTTAAACCAAATGCGTCAAATGTTCCACAAGATGTTGGAATGACTTTTGAAAAGTTTGGAGACCTAAGCATCGAAGAACAAGAAAAATTCATTTTCGAACATCCAACAGAATATCAAGATATGATGAATTAAAAGGAGAGGAATTAAAAAATGGAAAAATTTAGAGATAAGATATTCAATGAAGAAGTGTTTGAGAAATATCTACAAACATTACCTAGTACTCACGAAAATTCATTAATTAAAAATGGACTTTTCACAAACGTAAATGGGTACAAATCAAAAATGGCAGAACAAACAGGAGGATATGCAGTAGTAGAACCAATCAAAGGTAGAATTGGTGGAGACCCAACTAACTACGATGGAAACACTGATATTGCTGCTGGTTCTGAAAGACCAACTTTCTTCCAAAGAAAAATTTGTTATGGAAGAGCAAAGGCTTGGGGAGAACATGATTTCTCACAAGATATTACAGGAGCAAACTTCAAAGCAGAAGCAAGCGAAGTTAAAGAATATTGGGATGAATATAGACAAGGTGTTGTTTTATCAATCCTAAAAGGTATATTTGGAATGACAGGAGCAAATGCAAATGGTGAATTCGTTTCTAAACATACTTATGAAATCACTGCTAGTGAAAGCAATCCAAATGCTAACTTAACTGCAGATGGAGCAAATCGTGCTTTACAAAAAGCATTAGGAGATAAGAAGAAAGTATTTGATATAGCATTTATGCACAGTGCAACTGCTACAAATCTAGAAGGATTAAATCAAATTACATTCTTAAAATACAATGACGCTAATGGTATTCAAAGAGACCTATCTTTAGGAACTTGGAATGGTAAATTAGTAATCGTAGATGATGATATGCCTATCTTAAATGGATATGATGAAGCAACTTCAACTACAGTTGGAGCATTAAAAGTTGTTGCATCTAGTCCAGACGATGGAGAAATTAAAAAATCAGATGTTACTGGAAGTGATTTCTATCCAGCAAACGTAGACAATGGAGATTATGTAGTACCAGGAATTAAGTATGTTACTTATGTATTCCAAAAAGGTTTCTTCGAGTATGAAAACATTGGTGCAGCAGTACCAAGCGAACTATATAGAGATGCTCGTGCTAAAGGTGGTAAGACAGACCTTATTACAAGAGTAAGAGAAATGATAGTTCCTAAGTTTATTTCTTATAAAGGAACTGGAACAGTTTCACCTACAAATGCAAACTTTGCTACAGGTTCTAACTGGGAACTTGCAAACGATAACGATAACGATAGTAAGACTTATGTTAGCGATAAATTAATACCAGTTGCTAGAATAATTTCTAGAGGATAATAAAATTAGAGAGAGGGTATAGTGTATGTCAGAACAAGTACTTGCTTCTCAATTAGAAGCACTTAAATTAAAAATTCCTTACGACGAAGATATATTTGAAAGCGAAGAAAAATGGGAAGCAATTCTTATAGATTTGTTAAAGGATAGTTGTTCTATACTTTTAGAAACACTATATCCTTTTGACGATTTTGAGAACTATGCAATTCCTAAAAGATATTACAATTGGCAACTTAGATGTTGTGTTGAATTATACAATCTAGCAGACAAACAAGGAATAACAAATTATACCGAAAATACAATAAGTTGGACTAAACTAAGTGATGGATTATCGAATACTCTAATGAACAAGTTAACATCAAACGTAGGAATACCTAAATCTAGCGATAGAGAAGAGGTAAGACCTAGTGGAACTTGGAATTTAATATATCAAGAACAAAGCGAAAATGAAGGTGCTTAGATATGTATAACGTAAATAGACAACCAATACACAATGTAAAAACTAAAATATATATTGCATCTTGGTTAAGAAGTGATATTGACGATTATGGAAACACAATCAACGTATATGACGAACCTAAGAAATATATGTTTAATGTACAAATTCTAAACGAAAGTATAGAAATGGAAGTATTTGGTAGAAAAGTTAATTGCACAAGAGTAATATCAATACCAGAAAAGAAAAAGTATTTAGGTAAGTTTAAAGAGTATGATTTGGTGTATATAGATAAAGAGCCAACAAAGTTTGCTCCTATACCACCAACAACTCCACAACCAACAATAACACCTACTCCAACACCAACAGGTGAATTAGAGTATGGCGATTATGCAGATTATCGAATAACTGGGGTTAGAGTTCAAAATACTTGTATTCTTTTATACTTAACTAAATTACAAAACGAACAAAAATAGGAGGCAAATATGAAAATAAAAATGAAACATAAAAATGTCGATGGCGTATATGTAGAAGAATTAGTACAAGAAAGTATGGTTTCAATCTATCAAGGTATGGGATGGGAAATAGTACAAGAAGGTGCTAAGGAAGATAAAAAAGAAGAAGAGAAAGAAACTAAGGCAAAAGTAATCCTTAGTAAATAATATTGAATGTCAACAAAAGTATATGAAGTAGGCTTTAATAAAGAGGCAATAAACGAATATGCTAAATTTCTAGACGTACTTGGAGATAGTTTAAATAGTAGAGAATTTAAAAGATTTATTTTAGATAAATGTATAAAATTGCGTGATGAGATAATGTTAGAAAGTGGTATTGCTAATATAGAAGATGCAAGTGATGGAGCAAATCAAGAAAAAGTTGATTTATATACATCTAGCAATAAAACATCTATACAAGGCGATACAATCACTTTATATAACGATGCTTATATGAGCAACGACGAACTAACACATTTCTTTGATGAAGATTATAGAGATGCAAATTATAATGGATTTGATATTGCTTCTCTTGTAGAATTTGGAGTTGGTCTTAAAGGGTCAGAAAGTTCTAAAGGAACTGGGCTTGAATGGGATTATCAAATAAATTCTTCAAGAGATTATGGTGATGGATGGTATTATAAAGGCGATA